AATCCTAATAAGATATCAAAAGCTGATTGAGTAAAATCTGGTATACTCGCAGCTAATGATTTAAGAAGTTCGGCTATTAGAAATAAAAATGCATCAATTGCTGGTGGCACATTATCTCTAATAAGTTGAATAAGACCTGTTAGTACTACTTGAAGAGCTTCTACAACATCTGGAACGGAGTCAATAATAACCTTACAAATCGTTTCTATAAGTACTATTAAAGCTTCTCCAAAAACTGGAGCCGCTCCAATAATTAACTCTGAAAATAATTTAAGTCCTTCTACTATAGCAGTTATTACCATTGGAACAATTCCAAGTAGCACACCTACTATAGCAACCAAGGCAGTAGCCCCAGCTACACCAGATACAGCTAAAGCTGCCAACCCCATAGAAAATAGTAATATACCCCCACCTATTAATGCGATGGCGGCACCAAGTAACATAATGGCAATACCTAATCCTAATAGAGTGGGGACAGTAGGAGTTAAAAGAGCTCCCGCTATACCAAGAATAATAAACACTCCTGCAAGGGCACCCAATGCTAACGCTATCTCAGTAAGACCCATACCCCCCAGTGTTTTTAATACTGGGGTAAGTATTGCTAAGGCTCCTGCTACAACAACTAATGCTAGAGCTCCACCAATACTAGTTTGCATGGCGTACATAGCAACACCAATTATAAGAAATGCGCCAGCCAAAGTAGCCAAGCCTTTTGCTATCTCTTCCCAAGTCATTTTTGACATGAGTGTTAGGGAATTAGCTAAAATATAAATTGCGCCTGCAATTATAACTAAGGAAACAGCTACAAATGGAATATTCTTAGGCATAAGATTCACGGCGAGAACTATAGCCAATAAAGCACCAGCTATCCCAGCTAAACCTTTTCCTATCTCTTCCCAAGTCATTTTTCCTAAAATCTCTATGGCTTTGGTAAATATAAGTATAGCTCCACCTAGAATAGTCATAGCAATGGCAGTTGCCATTACCTTTTTGCTATCTCCCGTCAAGAGAATAAATAATCCTAATTCGGCTAATATAGCTCCCATCGCTATCAAACCTTGCTTTAGAACGCCAATATCCATTTCTCCAAATTTTTCTACGGATATACTCAATACTAATAAGGCCGCTGCGAAAGCAAGAATTCCTAATCCACCACCAATTCCAAACTTTCCACTTAATTGGGTAAAAGCAGCAAGTTCGGCCATTAATATGCCTATACTAACTAATCCTTTTTGCAAAACGTCAACATCAATATTTCCCAATTCTTTAACGACGTCGACTATAATTTTAAGAGCGACGCCAAATAACATAAGACTAATAGCACTAGCTGCAAAACCCTTTGCACCGGACATTGTGCGAGAAAGAGCAACAACACCCGCAGATATAGCTCCTAAGGATAGAAGACCATTATTTAATTCTTCTTTATCCATTGTGGATAATACTTTTATAGCTCCAGAAATCAGTAAAATAGCTGTAGACATAGCCATTAAACTTATAGCTAAGCCCATGGCACCACCTACTGCTCCACCAGTGCCCTGACCAAGGAGTTGCATTGAAAGTACTAGATCTGCAAATAAGGCAGTTACAGAAGCAAGAGCCGTTGTAAGTTTCTTAGAATCTATTAATGATATTACAAGTAATGAAGCAGCTAAAACACCAACAGCAATAGCTATATTTAATAAAGTCTTTGATTTTAGATTTTGCTGATAGGCTTGTAGACTAGCTCTAACATCGTCTAAAACTCCAGATATACCTTGAAACATGTTCTCGATACTACCAAGAGTACTAGTTCCTTTGGTTACAAATTTCTGAAGTGCTAATATAAATGCGCCAAGGAATCCAGCATTTAGTGCATCAAATAGATTACTAAAATCGAGTGTTGAAACAGCATCAAAAATGGCAGTACCAAGACCACCTAATATTTTTCCAATCCAACTACCTAATCCAACAAGAATAGGAGCAGATTTTTCTAATAACTTTATTAAACCGCCTATTACAACAGCAACAACTTTTACTAAAGTTTCCAAAGGAGCAAAACGAATTTTAATCTTCTCAAAGAAATCAGTTATTCCACTGGTGTTTACACTGCCAAAAGTAAAGGCGTCTTTAATCTTTACTTTAAAAGATTCAAATGCTTCTTTAAGTTTATCAAACTCCGTTCTAATTTTACTAACAACTTCGGCAACTTTGTCTTGAAAGGTCGCAATTGCAGATTTTATATTTTCTATGCCTTTTACAAAGGTGTTCCCTGCTTTAAGTGCATCTCTAAGATTTAAAATCCATTCGGCAATTCTAACAACGTTATCAAATAAAGACTTTCCTAAGGATTCTATTCCACCGCCAATAGCTCTTTTATCAAATAGACCAAAGAAAGCAGTAAGAGCCATTATTGCAATATCAAAAATAGCAAAGAAACCCTTAAAAATAGTCTTTACCTTTTCAATAGTTTCTCCTCCCATTTTGAGGTTGTGAGCAAACAACATTAAACTAAAACTTATGTCATAAAGTTTCTTACCCCAGTTAACCTCAGTTGGAAAGATCTCTTTAAAAGCATCTTTAATCGGTGCAACCGCAACGACTATTGCTTCAAATGTTTTCCTAATAGCAGCTATAACTAAAGTTCTTCCACCTAAATCTTTCCAAGTTTGTAATATTTCATTACGAACATCTGAAGATCTAGTAATAATTCCACCAAACATATCGCTAAGATAAGTAAAGAATGTTTTAGCTTCTTGAAAATCACCAACAACAATTTTCCAAGTTTGTGCCCATCCAGATCCTAGTGCTTCCTTTAAAGTGTCTTTTAATTGTGTTAATGTTTTAACTTTAGTTGCCGCGTCATTAGCAGTTTGACCAAGTTTCAAAATTCCAGCTATCTGGTCTTCAGTATATCCCATTGTTTCTAATTGGGCAGCTGTAAGATCTCCGGTAAATTTTGATAAGGTCTCGGTTAAAATTTCACTTGTTAACCAACCCTCTTGCAAGGTATTTCTAAAACTGCCCTCACGCTTTATCATATTATCAATAGCAATACCATGAAGACGAGCAGTTTCTTTAAGAGCGTCTTGAAATACTTGACCACCCATACCAGCATTTACTACAGAGTTCCAGTCCATTAATTTAACAGTACCAGAAGCTAATGCTTGAGATAACTGATACATCGCGACAGCTGCTTGCTGTGAATTTGAACCAGAAACAGCAGCTAAGTTAGCAATACCTTTAATAGCATCTGCTGAGGTTTTCAAATCAATACCCGCAGCAGTAAAGGTGCCTATATTTTTCGTCATTTCTGAGAAATTATAAATAGTTTTGTCAGCATATGTATTTAATTCATCCAATACAGCATTAACTTCATCCATAGTAGTGCCTTTGGAAGCCGTATTTGCCATAATTGTCTGAATAGCATTCATTTGAGTTTCATATTCTGCAAAACCTGTTTTAGCTGGGCTAATTATTGCTTGCCACATTTTATGCCCAAATTCCATAGCTTTATTCGTAAGATTTTGCAAAATGGTCATACCAATAATACCAAAAGTGGAAAATCTATTTTGTAGACTTTGAACACCATCGGCTATAGGTCCCAAATTAAAAGCTCTTCCGGCACTAGCTAAATTTGCTAAACTTCTAGCTGATTCATCTAATTGCAAACCCTTTTTTAGAGCGTTGAGTGATTCTATACTTTGCTTTGTTCCAGCTTCAAATTGCTTATTATCAAATCCTAAACCAACAACTCTATTATCAACTGTACTACTCATAAATTAGATACCTCCTTCCATATAGCCTCCGCAAGTTCATCAAATATGGGTTTCATAGCAGGATTAATATAATCCATTCCTTGAACATATCCACCAGTTCCAGTTCCATGCCCATATTGAATAAGTATCGCGGGCATAATACCATTTTCTTCATGTCTATTAAACCAGGCTATCGAGTAACCATTTTTAGTTATTTCAATATTATAATCCCATGAAGAAGCTGTTATTCCGGTATCTTTTGGAGTCGCAGAACTAAGAGCTGCAACTCCTTTCTTTCCATAACTACTAAGAATAGAATGCAGTCTAAGATTTTGCGCTTTATTTAAAAATCTCTCCGTATTACGAAAATCTCCACTATGTTTAATAGTAATCATGTTAACCTGTCGTATTCAATTGAGCTTTACGAGCCTCATTAAGTGCAGCATTACGTGAAAGAAGTTCTTTTCTCCCAATCTTTCCTTTAGGCTGATTCTTAATATTACAAACATTAATTAGAGTAAGTAATCTATTAAGATGCCATTTTTGGCATTCAAAAGGTATATTAAATAATATCATCCAATAATAAATAATTTCTGCTGTTATAATTTGTCTATTAATTGTTTTCTTTTGATCAGAAAACGTTGTTGCTGTCATTGGTGCATCAATATAAGA